GGTAAAAATGGAACTTGGTATAATAGTACAAATCCAGGTTCAGGCACAACTAACATGGTTTCAATAGATGCACCATCTTCAAATGAAAATGGAAACTATGGTATAGTTTTTGGTGATACTTGTGGTGCTAGTGATGGTGATTTTGAAATTAATTTCGGCAACGGCTTCTTTGGAACAACAGCAATATCTTCAGAAGGAACTAACGCATCAGGTATTGGTAAATTTGAGTATGATGTACCAACTGGTTACACAGCTCTTTCAACTAAAGGATTAAACGAATAATGGCATACACTACAATAAATAAATCTTCAGACCATTTTAATACTGTTACTTATACAGGTAATAGTACAGACAATAGAACAGTAACAGGTGTTGGTTTTCAACCTGATTGGACTTGGATAAAACTTAGAAACTCAGTTTCACAACATGAATTATTTGATGCTGTAAGAGGTGCTAACAAACCAATAAGTTCTAATTTAACTACTGCAGAAAGTACAGAAACAAACAGATTAAAAAGTTTTGACTCTGACGGATTTACTTTAGGAACAGGAACAGCAGTAAATGGAGGTTATACTTTCGCTTCTTGGAATTGGAAAGCATCAGGAACATCAGGTTCAGCAAACACAGATGGTGCTATAAATTCTACAGTTTCAGCTAATACTACTGCTGGATTTAGTATTGTTACACATACAGGTACTGGGTCAACAGCAACTATTGGACATGGATTAGGTGCTGTACCAAAAGTCATAATTACAAAAAAACGAAGTGCAGCAGATAATTGGTTTACCTATCATCATAGCATAGGTAATGGGAAATATTTGCTTTTAGAAGCTACAGACGCAGAAGCAACATCAAGTAATGTTTGGAATGATACATCTCCAACTTCATCAGTTTTTACAAGAGGAGGACCAGCTAATGATAGTGGTGCAACTTATGTAGCTTACTGTTTCGCAGAAAAAACTGGTTTCAGTAAGTTTGGTTCATATACAGGTAATGCAAATGCAAGTAATGCTCCATTTATTTACACAGGATTTAAACCTGCTTTTGTTTTACATAAAAGAACAGATAGTACATCTGATTGGGATTTATTTGATAATAAAAGAGTAGGATATAATGTTGATAATAGAATTTTAGCACCAAATACTAATGCTGCAGAAGTTACAGCAACTAAAATAGATTTATTATCTAATGGTTTTAAATTAAGAACTTCAACTGGTGGTAATTATTCAGGAACATACATCTACATGGCTTTTGCAGAAGCACCATTAGTAGGAAGTAACAACGTGCCATGCACGGCAAGGTGAGGTAAAAAATTATGAGTAAAAATAGGAACATAGCAAATTTAGGAACTGGTTTTGTAAATATATCAGATACAGGAACAGAAGGAACGAAAGTTGCAAGTGGTACTACAGCTCAACGTGGCTCTACAACTGGTCAATTTAGATTTAATTCTACTACTGGAAAATTTGAAGGAAAAACTGCAAGTAATTTTGTTTCTTTAGAAGCTACACCAATAATTTCAAGTGTTGATGATACTGAAGTAGACAGCGCAGGTGGTGGTAATCAAACTTTTGTTATAACAGGTTCAAATTTTAATACTGGAGACGTAGCATCTTTTGTTGGTAATGATGGAACTACGATTACAGCTTCAACAACTACGATTAATTCTTCAACACAAATTACAGCAGTTATACCCAAATCTTCTTTTGTAAATTCTAAAGAACCTTACGATATTAAAGTTACTACAAGTGGTGGTTTATTTGGAGTTTTAGAAAATCAAATTAATGTAGATAATGTTCCAACCTTTTCTACAGCTGCAGGCAATCTTGGTAATATAAGCTCACTTGCAACAGGTAATCACTTTACAATCTCGGCAACAGACCCCGAAGGTACTGCCGTTACTTTTGCTGAAACGGGAGCAACAAATATTACAGGTGCAGGATTATCATTGTCATCAGCAGGAGTAATTTCGGGAGACCCAACAGATGTAGGGTCAGATACAACAGTTTCATTTACTGTTAGAGCAACATCAGATGGTAAAACATCAGATAGAGCCTTTAATATAATTATAAATCCTATTCCTAATGGTTCTTCAAGAACTCTAGCTGTACCAGTTGGAGCAACTGAAAATCCTATTACAAGATTGCTTTCTGTACGAAGTGAAAGTGATGGTTCAGCAACAGAAGGTGTTTATTGGTTTAGCACAACAAATACAGCAGGAACAACTTATGTATTTCCAACAGTTATAAGAAACTTTAACTCAACAACTTGGTTAATGCTTACTAAGAATTATAGACAACATGCTTATAAAACTGCAAATAGCGATAGCAATACAAGTGGTGGTAATTCTTCAGCTAACAATTCAGCACACGAATTATCTTATGGTTTGATTGCTAGTGACGGGTCAGCTTTAGTCACTAATGCAAATATTTTAGGAAGTGCTGCAAATACAGTTGGAACATCAAGCACACTTGGTACTTATCATTGTGCAGTTGCAATTAAATCGTTTGGAGATAATGTTTTTACGCAAACAGCATTTCATGGCAGAGATGGAAATACAAGATATTTAACAAGAAGTGATTTAACAGATAAAATTCATAGAGGTCAAAATCCTGCAACTGGTCAATACGAAGATAACACTTGGTACACTCCATCATCAGGAGGTGATTATATATATTTCAATACTAGAATGACTGCGAATGATAATGACACAATGAGATTAGGTTTAACACCATACAATAATGTTCAACACGATAGACATAATTCACCTGCTGAACACACAGGAACAACTTTTTTTCAAGACGGTAACGATAGTTATACCACAGCGAATAATGATAATATGTTGAATGGTACAAGTGGTTACTCTACTGACCCTGCCGATAGTGGTTATGGTCGTATTTCAATTTGGGTTAAATAATGCAAGTGCTGCTCACTATGATATTGTGTTCAAGCATTCATGGGGGTTGCTTAGATCCTTTTCCTTTATCAAGACACGATAGTTATTACGATTGTTTAATATCGGGATATGAAGAAGCAATAGATAAAACAAAAGAAATAGGCAGATCTGAAATTAACAAAAACGAAATTGTTGTTAAGTTTAACTGTACTTATGTGAAAGGTACCAATGCCTAGAAAAAAGAAATCAACAACGTCAAACGAAAACGCTATTAGAATATCTTATCACGAAAAAGTCTGTGCTGAGCGAATGAAAACTTTGTTTAAAAGTATAGATGAAATGCGAAAAGATATTCGATCTCTTAAAGAGGATATGGCGAGAGGTAAGGGAGCCGCAGCTATAATAATATTAGTTGGAGGTTTACTTGGCTCAATCGTCTACTATTTTACGAAATAGAAACACAGCTGCTAAAGGTTTAGAAACTGAATTGTTAGCAGCAGCTCACTTCGTCAAAGATCCAAACAAAATAGTATTCACACCTATTGGTGGTAGGGGACCCATAGATCTATTGGTTTTAGATTTGGTTACAGGGGAGTATCAAGCTTATGATGTTAAGACAAGAAACTTCAGATCCAACGGATCAAAGATTAACAGAAGTCGAACAGCTGAGCAAAGAAAACTCGGTGTTAAAATTTTTAATTTTGACCCACAACAAACTAGAGGAACTATGGCAGACTACACAGAACTTAAAAATAAAATTAAAAAACACGAAGGTTACCGAGACCATATTTATCTTGATAGCTTATCCATTCCAACTTTCGGCTATGGTCATATGGTTTTACCTACCGATGATCTTGTTGAAGGTGAGCATTATCCTATTGAAGTTGCTGAGGAATACTTTGACAAAGATTTTAATATTGCTGTCAAAGGCGCTGAAGAACTTATCGGAGAAATATCTTTAAACTTTATACAGAAGTGCTGCATCATTCAGATGGTGTATCAACTTGGTAAACCTAGAACTTCTAAATTTAAAAAGATGTGGCAAGCTTTAAAAGATGGAGACATCCAGGAAGCTTCAGCTCAGATCTTAGATAGTTTATGGAATAAGCAAACACCTGGTCGATGTGCTGAGGTAGCAGCAGAAATGGCGAGTAGTAATATATGATATGGGGATTATTAAGTAAGACAGTTATAAGTCATACAACAAAAGCTTTATCAGCTCATTTACAAAAAAGAGAAAACAGACAGGTAGCTGAGATTGAAGAAAGTAAAGTTGTAAGAAAAGCACAGATCCAGCATTCGGGATATAAAGATGATTTAATTTTAATTTACTTTTTGGCTATCTTTGCTTTACCTTTATTTGGTGAGACAGAAAGATTTTTAAACTGGGCTAAAGTATTAGCAGCTCTCCCGTCTGAAATATTTTATATATTTGGAGCAATCGTTGCAGCTAGCTTTGGTATAAAAATTTCCAATATCTTTAAGAAGTAATGGCACGTGTAAAGTTTGATGTAAATAAACTTCCGCATGAACGGATCCCAAAAAGAACTAGCATAACAACGCGAAAGAAACCTAAATTTTCTAGTATGAATAAACATAAGAAAAGAACTTGGAAGAAAAGAAATAGAGGTGGCAGATGAAGTCACTCAAACTCTCGGAGAATACAGGGATCCAGCTCCCTGCCAAGAACCTTTTAGCCATCGTGGCTGGAGCCATTATTGCTACCATGAGTTTTTTTCAATTAGAAAGTCGTATTGGATCTTTAGAAACATCAAGAGAATTATTCAATGCAGATCTCTTAAAAAAATCTGAGCAGAAACCTACAGACCAAGAACAATTCCTAATCTTGGAACATCTTGCGGAGCAGGTTGAGAATATACAAAAAGAAATGGAGACGATGAGAAACAATAACGTCAACATTAACTACGCTATGAAAGACATAGAAAAAATTAAAAATACTTTAGAAGATATTAAAGACAAAGTAAGAGCCAACGGGGGACATTAATGGTTGAGAGTGTGGTCGCATTATTATTAATGGTTAATACAGAAATAAAAGAAGCACGTATACAAAAGTCGATTAGCGAATGCTTAGCTAGGAAGCGCGTAGCTATGAGACAAGCAACTAATAACGTAAGCTATCAATGTATTACTTCAAAAGCTGAATTAGAAAAAAATATTGATGGATCGATTTCTATAAAAAAATTAATTGTAGATTAGTGAAGAAAAAGCTTTGGAAGAAACCTAAACAAATTGTTATGGATATTGGCAAGTGTATGTATTGCCAGGAGAATATGATTAATACTGAAAGCTTTGTGGTCTTTGCTACAAAAGAAAAAGCACACTATCAATGCATGAAAAAGAACGATGAGCTGGTGACAAAATGAATGTTTCAAATAAGAAACATCGCATAAAATAAGGCTTAATTAATATGCATATTTGCTTATTATTTTTTTTCTATTTAGGTTAGAAGTGTTATATATCAATAGTTATTAGTCGTTTGGTTTACAGGTTCAAATCCTGCCGCCCCGACCAATTATCGTTGATAATAAATAGTTTTTTTTACTTGGTGATTTTTTTGGTGATTATTTGCGGGGCATGTAGCCCCGCTTTTTTTTTGTCTATACTACAGATCTAGCACCAGCTTGATACATATGCTCAGCTTCAGCCATTGCCTGTTTATCTTGAGGAGTTAGAAAAGCTTTTTGATAATTCATTTCTAGCTCTAATACAGGCAGGATCTTTTCATACTTAGCTGCCATAGATCTATGCCTTTGCATAACAAGATCTATAGACTTAAACTTATGCAGCACCTTTGCTTTAACTTTAGGAGAATGTATTTTATTAATCTCCTCATATGGGTTGCCATTAGTTATAACATCGAAGTCATAACCAAAAGCTCTACAAATCATTAGTAGTTTCTCAGCAGGTATACCATTTAATCCGCTTTCATTTTTTTGTATCTGTTGGAAAGAAACAGAAATAACATTGCCAACTCTAGTCTGAGTTTCCTCTATTTGCATTCTCTGTATTAGCAACATCTTTGCTAATCTTCCTCTCTCATCAAATATATCTACTGTGATTTTTTGTTGTGGTAGCGCCATAAATTACTCCGTAAGGTTTAAGTTATTTAATAGCTTTTGATTTTCTTTTTGATTATCCAGGTTACCTTCATAGTGTTTGTTAAATGTATTCAAGTTACCCCAACCAAACCTAGTTGTGAAACCTTTGTCTGAATACATTTTACTATTTCTTATGAGTGTACTACTGAATTTTCTAAATGGTTTTAATCCGCCAACCCAGTTAACGCCAGCTCTCTTAGCTGCATCCTGGACTATTCTTTTGGATACCTTTAATGAATAATTAAAAACTCTCCCACCTTTTTTGTAGATGAATGCTGTATCTAGCAGCGCAAGTAATTTATCTGAACAATCTATAACTCTCCTGCTGCCGCTATTTTTTAAGAAGTCTTTTCTCAATCTATTTTTATAATCAATACTATCTCTGATAAATATTTTTTTATTTTTAAAATCTATATTTTCCCATGTCAAACCTAAGATCTCATTGGGTCTAGCTCCTGTTTCAGCTGCTGTATATAACAAAGCTTTATAAGGTAGGTTATGTGTAAGCTTAATCATTGCTGATACCTGGTCTTTGAATGGAACGAACTGATCCCCGGGGAACCTTTGCAAAGCATTTCTAGAAAATTTAAATGTTAAGATCCTTAGATCACAGTTAATATTTTTTTCATCACAATATCTAACAAACCTTTTGAACAATCCAACGATCTCAATAACAGATTTTTTAGATAACAAATCACCTTTGCAATTTTTTGCTTTAGTAATCATGGGTATAAATGTTTCTTTAAATGTACCTAAGCTAAGATCTGAGATCTTTTCTATACCTTGGTTAACGAAGTAGGGTTGAATAAAATTATCTATAAAACCTAAATAATTTTTATTAGTTTTTTTAATATTAAGTCTGTCTTTTTGTATGTAATTTTTAAACTGCTGCAGCTCTACCATAGCTTTAGTCTCATCAGCATTAAGTAAAGCTTGTTTAACTTCGGGTGTATCAGCTGTAGCTGTAAGTATAAATCTATTTGCTTTTCTTTTTTCGTTTAGCTCGTAAGTCTTAACTTGTTTTTTCTTACCATTAACTATTGTGTAAATACTAATTTTATTATTTTTTTCTGTTTTATAAAGCACACCAAATCAATATTAAATCTATGCGTGTTTGTCAACATGTCATTGACAGATATACAAATTATAATAGAGCGTAAAAGGGAGCGTCTACAGTTAAGTAGTTTAGAAGGGTTCTAATGTAACTTAGCTTATACTGATAGTTGGCTAAGCTTGTCTTGTAATCCTATCTCCTCAATCAGCCTATCGTGAGCAGACTTACTTAGAGCTGCTGTAGCTGGGGGATAGAAACCACCATTTTTATTCTTAAGTCGAGTTATCTTTTGCAGGATGTGTTTTCTTCTTTTCTGTACTTCCACCATCTTTGCTTTCGTTTTCTCGTACTCGGTCTCTGACGTTATTTGTATCGACATTTGTCTTTACCTCCTTCACACGTTTAAATTCGAAGCCAATGCTTTTAGGATCAACTTCATAAGTAGCGGTAGCACCTGGGAGACCAGCTTTAGCTGCCGCATTTAGATCAGTAAAAGTTTCTTTAGCTGTAAAGCTACAGTTACCGCTCCAAAATTTTTCAAACTTCGTCATAATCTCTTTCCAATATCATTTCTAAATATTGTATAGCTTTCTTAACGGATTGTTTTCCTTTAAGCTTAGCTGCGTTTAATTGTTTAAATGAAAGTTTTGTGTGTTTCCAATAATCGTGTCTAGATGTGTATTTTATAACATTTCCTTCGGGAAATAAAAGACAATTCTGAATGCTGTACTCTGCTGGCTGGATCTTTAATCTAGAGTAATGGGACCCGCCAACCTGGTATTTTAAGCTGTTAAACATATCTTTATCTGTCGCCATTGATACTTAAACTCCTGTTCTTACCTTTTAATCTGATGATATAACCTCTTTCAATTAGCTGATTGACTAAGTTATATATGCTGTTCTTTGATGCTAAACCTACCGCCTTCCTAATTTCATCATAAGAAGGCGATAGTTTATTTTTTTTGAGATAAGACTTAATAAAACTAAAACACTTTAATTGTTTTTTAGTTAAGCCGTATCTCGTAGTCATTATATGTTAGCTCCAAATCCAAAAGCTGTAGCATCTGCTGGTTCAGCTTTCTTTTTGCTTACTGACTTTTTAATGGTAATTTTCACAGATCCGTCTTTTTGTACGTATCCGCTTGGTTCCATCCATACACCATTTATCGCAAAGTTTTTACGATATGGCTTACCGCTTTTCTCATTGATCTTTTCACTATCAACTGAAACAAAGTCGGGTATCTTTTCCTTACCAGTTATGACATTTCCGCTAGCATCAAACTTATCTTTGTTTCTTGTAACAGAAAAAGTCGCAACCCAGTTTGGATCTTTAATTTGAGACATTGTTTGCTCCTCCATTAAATTGAGACATTTTACTTGATATGATGCTGTCTAGTTTTTTAAATTTAGCAGCATCGCTATTTTGTAGATCTTTAAGATAATCCTTATGATCTGACAAAATTTCTCTAAGCTTACCTATATGCGTAGCTTTATTAATCTGTACTTCAATGACGCTTGCGTGGTTTAGATCTATACCTTGTTGCTCATTGTTTTTAAAATCTTCCTGGATCTCTGCTGTTGAATAGAATGTTCCGTGTAAACCTAAAGCTTTTAAAACTGCTCGGTCTACAGCTCTCATTTCCGCTACGTTAACAGGATAAAAAAAATCGTTATTATCGGGAGATACTTCGCCAAAGCTATAATATTTTTTACCTCTAAATGAAGCTCCAGCTTTAACTACTGCACATTTATTTTTTAAATCACAATGTACTAAAGCTATATCTGTTTCTATACCAAAGTCTTTTGCTAAGTTTTCTACTTCTTGATGAATAATTTTATACTTACCATCTTTCCAGGTAATAATTTTTCCCTTCTCTTTTAGCTGTATTAATTTTTTTTCAAGTGCTGGAAATTGTAAGACGTTAGACATGCTTCACCTCCTGGGGTAAATGGGAAAAAGAAGATAAAGTTAGGTAGCTATTTTTAACGCTAACTTCACCAAAACCATCTACCCCATGTATTACAGAGCCAACCTTTTGAGGGAGGTTAATTTTTGGTGCATACTTATGTAAGCCTAGTATCATTATGCATAGGGAAAAAATGACAAGTAGCTCAATAAGCTTGCCTTTTCTCTGTAATTTTTTTTGTGCAAATCTTTCTTTTAAAAGAATTTTTTGCATATTAATTTCGTTTAACTTTTCAGCCATAGATCCTCCGCTATTTCTTTGTGGTTACCTTCTAAATAATTCCAAGCAAACATATGATTAAACTGTGGTTCAACATCCATAAAAAATGTTTTCTTACCTCCATGCCTAGCCATTAGCCTTTCTCTCCTTCTTGCTATTACTGTCATTTGCTTAAGAATTTTCTCTCTTACTTTTGATGATAAAGCAGGGTGGGTGTCGTCAAATATTTTATAACTATCTTCATTCACTACACATAAAATAGGTTTCTTACCTGTAGCCATTGCATAAAATTGAGTTTGTAAAACATGCGCTGCATCGGGTTGGTCTTTTAATTTAACATAGTTAAAAGCAGGAGATCCATCAGCTCTAACTGTTCTGCCTTTTCTTCTCCATTTGGTTTTAAGCTCGATGAAGTGGGTACTATTTTCGAAGTCGGGTCTCCCGATGCATGGTAAAATACATCCTGGTAAATTTATAAAAACATTTCTTTCACTTTCAACTTCACCTTTTAAATTTATTTCAGCAAAAGCTTTTACTGCTGTATGAAAAACACCTGGTAATCTTTCTAAGTTATCTTTAAATTGATATTTTTCTGTATCGTGGTTAGTAAATTTTTTATTATAATAATCTAAGGTAACATCGAAAGCTCTGTTCGGTGCTTGTTTACCTTCTATTTTTTTAACTTTAACTTTATTAAAATTGTCTGCTGCATCTTTTTTCCAAATATAATCTGAATAAACAACTTGTATGCCTTCTGCTATGGCTGTGCCAGCATCAGCTCTAGATCCAAAATAAATTTTTCTTCTTTGTTTTTGAGTAAGAAATAAATATTCGTAACACCATTTGCCATCTATGTTGTTCAGCTGGGACGGTGAGTGGTGATTTAACTCGTAGATTTTTACCCATTCGGGTAGCTTCGGTACTTCCGATAAAATTTTAGATAGTTCGTTTTGTTCTCTAGTTTGCATAAAACAAATCAGTTGAACAATCTGTAAACTAAATATGGAAAAATGGCAACCTTAGTATGTATATGTGTCTACTTCTTAATTACGGTTGTGGAGAATAAATCAGCTTTTAATGTAGGATTAAACTTAGAAATAATAGGGGATACAAGCTCCAAATCCTCTCTATTCATAGTTTCTGCATAAACAGTAATAGGTTTTTTTGTAAATGGATCTATAATTTTAAAAGTACCATCATAGTTGGTTTCTAATACACCTGCTAGTAGAGGTGCATTGGGATGTTTTTTAAGCCATGATTTTGAGGGAGTACAAAAACAAAATTTACTGATAGCTGTATTTGAAAATTTTTTAGCTTTTAAACAAGCAAATATACAAACTTCACCATCTAAATGAGATCCTGGTATATCAAAAATTACACAAAAAACATCTGATTGTGAATATTCAAAAGGGACACTTA